CTTTTAAAACTCCACTTCTACCTCCAACACTTTGATTGGCGGTTTTTGTCTGCGTACCTACTGAAATACCAAAGTCTCCCCAGCTATCTGTTCCAGCCGCAAAGTTACTAGTATATGTGCCAAGCTGATCTAGTGAATCATAACTAGAACTAACAATACTGGCGCCTAAACCTAACATTACTCTGGTCCGTAATAAACTATTATACCGTGAGTGTAGCCAGTTGACAAAGCAACGCGAGTCCATCGCCCGTATATTGTTACGCCTTTTGGAAACTCTACCGTGTCAACTATAGCGGTAGATGTTACTGCGTCGCCATCGTCATCTTCACCGTTTGGTAAAACCTGTGTACCTGTTCCAAAAAAAGCTACACCATCTTCTAGCGTTGCGTCAGAAGTTAGATTATAGAAAGATGTGTCAGCGACTAAACCGTTAGTGTTTTCAAACTTAATATTTTCTAACATAGTTATCGCTACAATAACTTTGCCTGTTGGCGCGTATAAATCAGTAGCCGACTTCATGTGGCCACTGCCGTGTTGGCCAAAACCGTAAGCTACTTCTTGTGAATTAATTCCCATTTTATTTTTTTACTTTTTCTATAGATCTACCAGCAAAGTACGCACCAAAAGCAGTGAGCATAAGTATTTGTAGTAAGTCTACATATGAATCTTTAACATTGAAAGGTAATGTATCTACGCTATCAAAAACCATTGTTAGCATGAACATACCCATTAAACATATAAGCGTTAGCGGCCTAATCATCTTAGCTAGCTTTACATCGCTACCCATATCAGCTTTCCACCTTTCGCTTACGTTATTTTGAAAAGCAACCTCAGCATCTACAGCAGCCATACCTGCTTCTGTATCTACATCTGGGTCTTTATCAATAAGGTTTTTAACTACACCAAGAGCTCCTTGATCAGGTAGAAAGTCTCCTACTACGTCAAGAACATTTGGCGCTTTATTCTTCAGCCATTTACCTAGGCCTGTATCTTTAATCTTTTTCATGCGTATTTTTCTGCGGCTATAGCGCGTTGTTCCCAAGGTAGTTTATCGCTACCCTCTACGTACCAATTGCCGTTATACTTAATCTTACCGTCTTTGCGCTCGTATATCTCATCACCATCTCTTAGGTAGTCATCATTGTAAGCTATTCTGCCTTCACGCATTTCTTTAGCGTGAACAGCTTCATGAGCTACAGCTTCTCTATATAAGTCACTGTCTTTTGGAATATCTTTGTCTATAACTATTTCATGGCCATTAATAGCTTCAGCTACAACGTTATCGTCAAGCTTCGCATGCTTAATAGTAAAGTCATGTTTTTTTACAATATTGCCATTTCTAGCAATACCAGGTAAACGCTTATATCCAAGTTTAAACGGCATTACTTCTTCTTCTTGTACTTCTTTGCTGCTGATTTATACATTTTAGCAGGTGCTGACTTTTTTCCTTTTTTGAATAGTGCTTTCTTTACTTTTAAACCACCACCTTTTTTGCTTCCTCCTGGCATGTTATCTGTCTTTATCTCGTATCATATCGTCTATTGCTTTGTTATAGACTTTATCTGTATACGACTTGTTATTATAAAAAATGCTGCGTTCAGAAGTCGGTAGATCTTCTTCGCCTAGCAATATGCGATATATTCGTGTTACTAGCTGTGAGCATTTAAACGACGTTTTAAATACAGAGTACTTAATACTAGTTCTATTTCTATGTCGCCAAACCTCTATCCATCCAGCTGATCGTAGTTTCTCCCACCTTTTCTTATCCCAAGAATATGTGTAAGCACCCTCGATAAATTCGTTACGGGTAAATCTACCCTTGTGATCTAGATATATAAGTAGTTCTAGATCAGCATCAGTTAATCCATAAGTCTTACAGGCCCACTTACGCGTGAGCCTGTAGTACTTAAGGATATTCATATCACGCAGATCC